TTTACAAAAGGGACAGCCAAAATAGCGTATTATTGTGTACTAGTCAAGTATTTCTTTATATAAGTCAATCATCTTTGTGTGTATGTCTATTCTGTTGTCCAATAATGTGTAAACACGTTTCTCTACGTAAGATCCTTGTAGATGGACAACTGTACACTTTTGATCCTGACCTGATCTGTGCACCCTAGCATTCGCTTGCGCGTACGTTTCTAACGAACTGGTGGGCGACCACCACACCACAGTGTTTGCCGCTGTAAGTGTTACACCGTGTGCCGCAGACTGTGGTTGAATTACTAAAACTTTGGGATCGTCTTGTTCTTGAAAGCGTTTAAATATATCAGTACGTTTTGCCGCAGGTACATCACCATTAATTATTTCTGTAGCTATACCATCTTTGCGTAACTTGTCAGTGAGTAACTGTATGGTGTGCCTAAAAGGTACAAAGACTAGAACTTTCTTACTTGATTCATCAATGACCTCACGCAACACCTTATATCTTTTAGTTATATCAAACTCTAGTGCATCACCATTATCGGCATATACAGCCCCAGATGATATTTGCAATAGCTTGTTCATGTTGACTGCCGCATTAGCCGCAGTGATCTGTTCACCTGCCGCTTGCATAATCATCTTACTTTTTAATTCTTTGTAGTATTTCTTTTGTTGTGCCGTCATATCGACTTCACGCTTAACATAAACCATAGGTGGTAAGTCTAGGCACTCTTCTTTGGTGTAACGTATTGCAGGTTGTAAGACTCGGTGTACCCTGTCAGTAGCGTCATCTTTTGGTATCCACTTGAAGTTTGTCACCTTTACCATGACTTGATCTCGAAAAGACCCAAAGAATCTTGGTAGGGCTGTTGGATTTACAAGTTTGGCTATACCAAACGCATCGGTTGGACTCTGTGCCGCAGGTGTACCTGTCATCATCCACAACCAAGTATCTTTACCTACTAACTTGTTTAGTGTCTTCCACCGTTTGGTCTGTACATTCTTATAGTGTGTAGCTTCATCTACAATAATTAGATCAAAACCACCATCTGCAACAGCGTCTTGTACAATCTCCACACCATCATAATTTATTATCACGTACTCAGCGTCACCTTCAATTATCTCTCTACGCTTCTTGGCTGAACCATACGCTACATCTACCTTGCGGTGCATAGCAAAGTTAAACAGGTCGTTACGCCATGCTGACTCCATAATAGATAGAGGGCATATAACTAACACTCTGTTTATCTTGCCTTGCTCTAATAAATAGTCTGATGCCCAGATAGCACTAGCTGTCTTGCCTGTACCCTGCTCGTTAAAACAAAATGATTTTTTATTTAGTGTAAAGAAACTTGCTGTGGCTTTTTGGTGTTCGTATGGATCGTATCTACCTGTCCACTCATACTTACCTTCAATAGGTGAAGGCGCATTGATACCTATGTTACGTAATACTTGCACTTCATCAACTCCCCAATTAACTAATACTTCATGTTCTGATAACTTCTTACTCTTTGGTATAACACTCGTAACCCGCCCGGGTGATCTCAGGTTAAGTAACAGTGCACGGTTATCTACTATCTTCAATTTTTATTCTCCATAAGTTAACCTCGTAAAACGGTGTCCGTTTACGATAAAATTAGCCCCGTGTCGCTTACAGATGGGGCTAGGTCTGCTATGTGGGTATTTAACCAAACCCAAAGCTAACTCGATTTTTGTGGTTATAAAGCACCGCAAAGGAGGAGGAACGAACCACGTTGTTTAAAGACGCATCAAGCTAAGCGTCTCACACGACCAAGCAAAATTACTTCTTGGGCTTATGCCCATTCCTAGATCTGTTCTTACTAGGACTTTCTAATTTGTAACCATCTTTATTACTGCCACCATTCTTTAACATCTTATTGTGGCTTATATCTTTACCTTTGCGTGCGGCTTTACCATGCTTCTTATCAAACGCACGCCTAGCACGTTGGCGTTCCATACGTGCCTCAAATGCTTTACTCCCTACTGGAGCGTTAACTTGTTTTTTGCGTTTCTTTCTCATCAGTGTCTACCATTATGCACGCATTCTGTAACAATGCAATGTCGTTTACATAACCCACTTTGGTGGGCATTCCATACATCTTTTTTCCACGCTTGTTCCATTCGGTTGTAATCAGCCAACCATTTTTCCCACATCTCACCAGCTTGTTCTTTGCCATACGTTTCACGTATTAACTCGTTACATACTACAAATAAAAGACCACCACGTACAGTCTCAATATCAGGAAAATGTTTGAATACACACAACGCCATAAGTTCTAACTGTCCTTTGTCAGCATAACGTGTGTTCTTGCTTGTCTTGTAATCTATTACCCAAGCAGTTTTGTTTTCTTCATCAAGTATAACTAAGTCAGCTATACCCCTGTACCAACAGTCATCGTCCCAGAACCCACATGGTTCAAGGTCAGCCGTTAACCCCATCTCGTATTCGCAAAGTTTGTTCCCCTGTTTCATATTCAATGAATCTAGTGGGGCTTTTATGTATTCGTACTCAGGGGGCAACGGCTTTCCATCTCGAATGTACTCCTCTGCCGCTTCGTGCACAGCAGTACCATAAAGCATCGCCTCAGTCTCAGGCTCTTTATAATCCTTTGCTATCTTTAGATGATAAAACTTCTTCGGACATTGTTCAAAGGATTTTATTTTGCTGAAAGACCAAGGCGTTATACTCATTACACGCTACCTACAGCCCACAAAGCCGCTATAACACACGCGCCTACAACTATTAGTTCTGAACGCTTAAAGGTGCATTCTTCTTTTAACCACGCCATAACATCAGTTTTTGCTTCTTGGATGTCCTCTTGTAGTTCATCAATAGCTTCGTCAGCCGCCTCGTGTGCTTCTTTTATTGCTTCTTCAATTTTATCTTTAGCCATTATTCACAGTCTCCATAAGATTGACCAATGCCAGACTCACATGTGATAGGCATACCCTCTGCCCAAGATGGTGTTGTACTCATACAATCTTCTATGTATTGTCTAGCTTCGTTTAACTCATCAGTAGGTACACAGCATACCACGGAATCATGCACTGTAAGTACAGGCTTGTACCGCTTGGCTATTGCCAACATCTGTTCACCCATGATGCACCTAGCGATAGCTTGGCACACATTCTCTGTAACCTTACCACCGTAGATTCTTGTGCGACCTCGTCGTGTCTTATAGTTAAACTCCACGCCACGTTCGCCTTGTTCGTACTGTAAATCATCGTATCGCATAACTAAACCGCTTGGCAACTCTATACCATAACCTGTTTGTGTGCGCACAGCCTTAACAATGTTTTTAGCTCCGAACGTAATTAACTTGTCTCTCGACATCTCAACCAACATATTCTGACAGTTACGCCAGAATTGACTGATCTTCCAATTAGCATCTCGGTAGATAGATATAATCCTACGCGCCTCATCTACAGATATAGTAGTACCAAAGGACTTCAACTGTTCAGCAAATCGTACAGCCCCCATGCCATAACCTGCACCGAGTATCGTACTCTTACCTACAAACCTCTGTTCTTTGGTAACGTCTTCCTCTTTGACGTTATATATCTTAGATGCCATTTTGATATACACATCTTCGTTGTTAGCAAATGCTTTGACTAGGTCGTCTTGCCCTGCCAACCATGCAAGTACACGCGCCTCAATCTGTGATGAATCACAGTCAACTATAGTGTAACCTACTGGCGCGATGATACTGGACTTCAACTTCTTACCATTGACACCACGACTAGGTAGATTCTGTATGTTTATCTTGTCATCACCACCCCATCTACCAGTGTGCGCGGCATAGTACCTCACTGGGATAGGTATTAATCCACGTTTAGCAATACCTATAAACCTCTCAGTACGTGATTCTTCTAACGTACTTTTAGTACCCAAACGTGCAGTGCACAGTGCCTGTACTCTTGGATCTTCGTGTTCAAGTAATGCTTTAAACCCTTCATCATTCTTAGCTAGGGCTAGTGTTTCCTTGCCTGTTGTTAGGCTTGTTTTCATTGGCGGTTCTACACCCAGTGATACCAGTGCTCGAGCAAACTTGAGATTACTCATAAGCGTAGCTTGGGTTACACCACTAGATTTGATTAAGTCTTCCTTGATTTCTTTAGTGTTAGCCAAATGCTGTTCGAGTAAACCTAAGTCTAGTTCAAGCATTGGTTCGGTGAACATACGCAACGTCATATCAATGATGCGCATCTCTTGTTTGGGAAAGTTCTTAGCCATACGCATGAACAACTTATAGGTTAACTCTACATCGTTAACGCAGTAGTCGCCATATCTGCTAAGTTCTTCTGGTGTGAAATCTACCCTACGTTTGCCTTTGGCATTTAAAATCTCCGTGCCTTTAGCCCCAAGATTATACCTTTGACTAAGAGCATGAAGAGATCCACCAACCTCGACACCGTGTAGTGCGCGAGCGATGCAAAGAGTATCAGCAAGGACGCGAGGCTGTATATCAAAGAGCCAAGAAAGAATAGCACCGTCAAACAAAGTGTTATGACAAAGGAGCATACTGTTGCCCCAATCAAAAGAATGTAAGTACCTACTAATTTGCTCATGCGTTCCACTCGCCCACTCTGTATCGTTACTGTTTACTTTAACACCTACACCCACAACCTCAAAGCGCGGATCGCGGATATATTCTTCCATCGTGAGTTTACGCAGTGAGAAGTCTTGGTCGTAATACGTCTCAAAGTCTAACGTAATTAAATCCATTACTTAATCCGTTCTATAAGCAGATTGAGATACCATTGAGCCTTTTCTAAATCCTCAAGGGGCTTACCCTTGTATTCATAACGCCACATATATTTCATACAGTTACCCTTGAGATAACCTAGAAACGCGTTAGGACTCATACTAGACTCGATACCCTCAATACACTCCACGCCACCTGTATTGTAATGGTTCGGATTGTTGACTGGATCGTCACCCACCTCGGATAAAAAGTTTTCATACTTCTTAATAAGTTCAGGGTGCTTGTCTCTTAGTTCGTCCCATTCTTGGGGGCTTGCGTCTACCATAGTGTTCTCCTAAAAGTTTAATACAATGTGCTGTACGCCACGCGCTTTAGCACGACATAGGTACTCCAGATAGTGAGATGATTGTTCCTCACCAGTTTCATCTTCTAGATCCCACACACGCTTACGCTCTTTGCGTATCGCTACGTCAATGGGTTCTAGTTCAGCTTTTACTACAGGGTTTGCTACTAATTCAGTCATAGGTCTAGTTCCAGTTGGTCAGGGTTAGGTTCGGGTAAACCATTCAATATATATTGAAGGGTGTGTATTGTATCCTCATTGGTTACAGTAGCAATACCACCTGCTTGGGCGATTTGCTTTAACTCGTTCTTCTGTAACTCAGTAGGTTTGTTTGTACCCGCCTTGCACTCTATACCAAAGAACCTTCCTTTATAACAACCAACTATGTCAGGCACACCACTTCTACCATACCCACCAGTTGCGGGGTAGAAAAAGTATGCACCTATACTTCTTAAATAGTCAGCCACTTTCTTCTTGACCTTTCTTTCAGGTGTCATAGCCATACATCACTCCTTGTACTCCATTGGAGTACACCATTATTATTGATCTTTGAATATGAAATATACACTATCTGAATACTTATATCCAACTTCTTCCACATATTGATTATTATCTAAGATACTCAACACAGATACCTTATGTTGTACATCTTCTGGTACGTTGTTACAGTATGTTTGTTTACTGCGAGCGCAGTAATCCTTGTTGTATGCAGTAAGCCCCTTACCATTGTCTTCCACTACAGAGCCTTGACCCACACGCAAGTCGTGTGTCTCTACCACTTGGTCGCCCGCATGATTCGTATGCACCCAACACAACGTAGCATACTCATACGAATCCGCGTTCTTAGCAATACTTCTGTACCTGTTAAAATCACTTAGTAGTTTGTCGGACTCCTCACTTAGGCGCACCAACCCCATGTCAGTCTGACGTATTATGTCATCAAGTATGGGGGGTAATTTTTCGTGAGAGTAAAGCCCACTGAAACCTAGCTTAGCTGTAGCGGTTCTGAAGTCACGCTCCGCATCATGCTTCATATTACTTACGCAATCCTTGACTCTTTCGCTACATACCCTAGCTACATCTGCTAGTGTGTTAGGGCGCAGTGCAGTGCGTGCATTCTTGACGGCTTTGTCTATCGACTTGGTGCTTCGGGTGCGATACTCCCACGGACTGTTGTATGGGCAGAATCGCCTGTTAGTTATGTGGTGGCTAGTTACATGATAGATCCTTTCCCCATCATTTTCTTCCATCATCAACTCACCCATCTCCATGAAGTCATTGGGTAAGTACAATCTACACCTACTCAAATCGCCATTCGTGTAATGTAGCGTAACGTCTTTTGGTAAGTGTGCGGTTGCCAATGCCACAAATTCATTCCACGCCACACGCTGTGATGCGTTATGGTCTATGATGGTTTGTTCGTGTTTGCGTGTTGCATCACTCTTACGCTCTTGCATCTCTTTTACAAGCCATACATCTCTCTTGCTACCGTTTATATCTATATATCTAGCCATTATGATCTATCCTTTGCAATGAATTCTCTGTGTTTGGTCTTGAACCCTGCCAACTCGTTCACCTTGTTGTTGAACTGTCTGCGGAACTTTTGTGGATCATCGGTTACTGACGTTACCTGTGTGTGCCAGTCGTACGAAGTCATGTCTCCCAGTATCCACGCAACAACAGGCGTACGTCTCTCGTCATCTTCATTGAGTAACATATTACAGAACTCGGAGTTGCTAGTGAGACAATCACCTGCATCATCTCTCACCCTGTTGCGTGTTTGCCAGTCGTTTTGGTACGAGTCAACAAGTAAGTCGCGCATTGTCCACGCCCACTCGACAAGGTCTTTACAAGCCTGTCCGTACTTACGCTTGGCTCTCTTGTCGATACGATAACGTGTTACAGGTTCTTTGTGTTGCCCATGCACTAGGACAAACTTAGTACCTTTGTTACCTGTCACTGGGCAATTCCACTCCGTATGCTCGAACTCAAGATACGCCTTGTCATCACGCTTGGTGTATACATCATCGGGGTTGAAATAGTATTTGTTCTTGCTTTTGGCTTCTTTCCAATGCTCGTAATACGTTTCGTGTACCCACGTACTCTTGGGTAAAAAGTGTGATTGGAATACACCATGCTCGTTGTTGGCTTTGACGAACTGCTTACCACCTTCAACATAGAAATCCATAGAGTATGGTAACGCCCTGTACAAGAATGAGTACAATGACGTATGCGCGTGTTGACCACTGCCATTGCGTATGCGTAGTGTCTCGATACCAGTGCGAGGGTTGCGTGTCCATGTAATAGGCGCACGATCAATCATACCCTTGTAGTTTTCTTGGTATATCCAGTTGGGTTCGTCATCGGGTAATATGTTAGTAAGTATGTACTTGTTACGATTTACCTTGACGATATGCTCCCACTTACGCGCACGATCACCGAGTGGTCGTATCTCTGTGCCACGTATGGGTTTGATACTGTCGTAGTGTTTAGCTACATCGTGAAACGAGTTAAGATGATATTGATATATTGCCATAGTTGTGTCCTCATTTTCTGTGTACTCCAATGGAGTACAGGGTTAACCTTGTAGTATTCTTGCCCATGCTTGTGCAAGACGTTCTCTATCTTCTTCGGTTGACTTGTCATAGCGTGTCGCCATAGCTTCTAACCGAAACCTCACTGCTTCCTCTACCTCTTGGACTGCACT